TTAATTTTTCATTGCTTCGTTATGGGGCATGGTTGGGGCAAACTCGCTTAACTGTGTATTTAACAAAGCTACCTGTGCATTATTGTTTTCAGACATCCATTTTCCGTATACCTGAAATACCATTTGCGCATCTGCATGGCCCATCTGGTTTGCTATAAATGCCGGGTTAGCACCAGCTGTCAGCGACCAGCAGGCATAAGTATGTCTCGACTGATATGATTTTCGATGGCGGAGTCCGGCACGTTTTATCGCTGCGTCCCACATCTGCCTTATTGAGTCAACGGTAAAATGGTCACCATAATTTTTTACTCTCGCTGACACTTCAGGTTGAAAAACAAAGGTGCATTTTTGTTTTTCTGTTCTGCCATACTCTCTGAGGTGAACATCAATGATATGCTCTTTACTCAGTCTCGTTAATGTCATCTGACTCCGGAGAGCGTCGATTGCTGGCTTAATAAGATGAATGACCCGATTGGTTCCCGCCTGTGTTTTTGGTACCGTGAAACGGTCTTTTGCTAAATTTCTCCTGATCATCATTGTTCCATTTTTCAGATCTATGTCCTCCCATCCAAGTGCACACAGCTCACCAGGGCGAACGCCAGTATAAACAGAAACACACCATAAATTTTTTGCTTGCTGATTTCTGCACGCATCGATAAGACGGATAAATTCCTCCCGCGAAAGAGGATCCGGAATGGTTCTTGATTCCTTTAATGGCGAGATCCCCTTAAACGGATTATCTGCCAGGTAACCGTTATCAACACCAAACTGGAACACGGCGTTAAGATTTGTCATGTAATTATTTACAGTTACAGCCGATCTCCCTGGTTGTGTAACAATATAGTTACTTTTGGGGATCTGGTATCCAGTCAGTAGCTCTTTACGAACCTCCAGTAATTTTTCTTTATTAATCGATGAGGCAAGATTTTTTTCACCGATTATGCTCAGGATATTTTTGATGACGGCACGGTATGTGTTGAGTGATGTTTTGGCGACTTCAGTTTCTTTCAGTGCCAGAAATTTTTCAGCCAGTTCTTTTATGGTTAAATCTTGTCGGGCCTCACCAAATTTTTCCAGATTGCGTGAGGAGGGAAACTGTTTTGCATAGTCGAAAACACCAGTTTTTATTGCGTAACAAACAGAGGAGCGTAGTTCACCTGCAACGCGCCTGTTTTTTGCTGTGTCAGGAACCCCCAGATTTTCCCTGACTCTTACGCCTTTATAAACAAACCAGATACGTAATTTCCCTCCATGGTTTTCCACGCCTGTCGGATATTTCATTTCAACTTCTCTCATTAGTTAGTGTGGCTTTTAGTCAAGTAAGATGACGTCTTGGTCTCGCTGATGCCTGGCGCTCAATCCAGCGATCAATTTCTTCCAGGTTGTAAAAGCATGGACTGTTATCCCATGGCATACCGTCATGAGCGACATGCTTATATTCCCTTCCTTCCATAAACGATTTTTCCCGGGCCTTTTTTAACGTACCTTTTTTTATTCCTTTCAGCGCAATTAACTGCTCTTCGGATACCCATTTGCCGGGAGAGACAATCATGATTACTTCGCTCATCGATTTCTTTATCTCTTACATCAGACGAGCGCCGGTTGCAGAATACCAGTCACAACCGGCGACAGTTGAACATTAAGAATCAGCCTGACTCGGGATCAGTTTTTGCCAGATAACTGAAACGTATTTTGCCTGGTAACGGGCGTCATCAAGTGCATTATGGCGCTCACCTTCGAATGGAATAGCCGTTCTGGCATCGAAGTCTATGGCTTTCCCCAGCTCAACGATTGTGCGTACATCGCGATCGTTGTAGTAACGCCACGGGCAGGGGATCCCCTGCCGTTCGTATGAACGGCGCAAAATCGTGTTGTCGAAGTTGGCTCCATTTCCCCAAACCTGAACAAAAAATTCACCGGAGTTTTCGTCGATAAATTCCCGCAATTGTAACAGTGCATCATCTAACGGGATTTCATCGGTCATAATGGCAGATTGCGCTTCGCGTGATTGCTTAAGCCACCATTTAATGGTGTCCCGATCAATGACTCCGCCAGCAGTTTCCAGATCGATAGTCTTACTAAATTCCGGTCCCATATCTCCGGTTTGCGGATCGAAAAATATTGCACCTATTGAGATGATCGGGGCATCAGGATTTTTTCCCATGGTTTCAAGGTCGATCATTAGATGGTCACACGTCCTGCTGGTGGATGTGATTTCGTGATGACCGTTCACCTTAATTGGGTGATCTGCCGTCTCGCCAGTTTCATTATCGCTATTGTGATGCTGATTGCCGCCAGTGTTCTCCTTGTGTGGATGTTCAGCGCCTTCCATTTCCTCCGGATCATCTTCCTGAACTTCAACCTGATACTCTTCATCGAATGTTTCCTGGTATGTTGCGTCGCCCATCACCGCGCCACAATCAGGGCAGTTGCCGCTGCCGGTCTGACCGCAGGCGGTGCAGACTTTTTCCACTTCCTGTTGCGCCACTGGTTCAGGCTGTTTCGTTTCTGGCTCGTTTTGTAACGCATTTGGACTGTTTTGTTCCGCTTTTTGGTAGTTCCGTTCCGATTCATGCTGGTTCTGGTTCACAGAATCGCGGGTCTGGATCCCCTTAACCCATTTCGGATCATTCGGGTCACTAATCCCTTCAACAAATTCACCACGTGATGCAGCAAGCAACTTATCGGCGTCAGGCTGGCTGATATTGGCTGCCTGCATAATTTTGTTTACTTCGTCAGCGGTAACTTTTATCGGCTCTGGTTGTTCTAAATCTTCAGCGGTATCTACATTTTGCGGTAAGCCCGTGTATGTGCCATTTTTTCGGGCAAAATATTCTTCTTTTGTGATTTCAGTGGCGCCAGCAGCCAGTGCCTTATCCAGACCAGAAAGTTTGTTTGCGCGACCGTATTTTTCTCCGTCCTTATCTGCGAAGAGGAAATAGAACGGCCCCTCACGCTCTACAGATGGTTCAGCTTCCGGCGCGGTTTCATTTTTTGGGATATCAGATACCTCAGTTTCCACTGCATCAGTTTGTGTTTCTGATGACTGGAGAACATCAACAGTGCCCAGGTCTGTTTCTTCATTCTCAAACACGCCCTTTGTCGTCAGGTATTCGCAGATATATTTGTTCAGTGCTACGGGATCTTTGTGAATGTCGATCGGACGCTCACGGACAAGGCCAAAAATAGTTTGGCGGTCGTAGCGAAGGGCATCTGGCTGTTTGCGCATTGATGCCGAGATACGCTTCCAGTCTTCGCGGTCGTTGTCGATAACTTCTTTTTTTGCCCAGCGATGGATGCTGCCGTCAATGTTTCCGGCATCCACATCACCAGGCCAGAGAGCGTAGGCCAGTTCGTCATCCAGTGTTTTCCATGTCTGCTTGTATTCGCGATGAAAGGCAGCAATGACCGGGCTGATTTTTCCTGTTGAATTTTCAGTGTACTGTTGATTGGCTCTGGCGCGGGCGAGATCAACAACAGACGTGTATTTTCCGGTTTCCTTGCGTTCACCTTCGCGACGTTTTTTCCAGATGCGCATCTCTGCCTGAATTTCGGGCCATTTAGCACTAGGAATACATTTATGCTTAACCCACCCAATGGCGTGCAACTTAAGCTCCGGATACATGGCGTTAACTTCTGGCATTTTCATCAACGCTTCAACGATATGTCCTTCGAATGTTGCCATGTCTTCCTGCAACAATTCCTGTGCGCTTATAACCATATCAACGGTGATGTTTTCACATGTGTCGAACTTAACCATGACAGCGTTCTGTACTTCAGGGGCCAGCTTGTCAAAAGTGACGTTCATCGGATCGGATTCAGTCTCAACCGGGACAAAAGAAGCAGACTCCTCATCCCAGCGGTTTTCCTGCATATATTCAGCATCCCATGAATCGAGGGCAGGGCGGGGTATGCCAGGTTTATCCTCGCAGACAATAAATTTATAAGCGCAGTCCTGAGCAGCCGGATAATGTTCCAGGAATTGCCAGTGAAATTTTGCTCGAGCACGGCGTTCGTCGCCAGCTTCAATGGCTGTGGCTACAGCCACAGCGCCTTCTTCCCTTGTTGCCAGTTCGTCAGGAATAGCGGCGCAAATAAAGACTTTACTCATTTTGTTTTAACCTCATGACAGATTTAAGGATGAACAAATCCCTGCCATTGCTGGCATATAAGAATGAAACCGGATATTTATTACGGAACTGTTTTAAAGACCTGCCGGGATTTCGATATTATCCTGGTGAATAACTTTATCGACCGGGTAACAGTTACCGGGAATTTTCTGTTCGGTTGCTGCAGTCATACACTCCTGCATTGTCCTGTGAACACTGACTGCAATATCAACTGGCACTCCGGAAACAAGAAAAACTGTCAGAACAAGCGCAAATGCTGAATTCATTGTGCACATCCTTTTGGCATCAGACGTAAACGAGCCAGCATTGAAACAATGCATATTTTATTTAATAGCTCCCGTTCTTGTTTTCTCTTGTTAATGGCATCTTCAGTAAATACAGGGTTACTGATCGTGACACCAATTTCAAAACAACCTTCAGACGTATTAACGTTTGGTAATAACATTTTCATTATCGCGTCCTCAACAATGAATTTTGTGATGCAGTGCCTGGTGCCTCCAGGTGACGTTAACCAGTTAACAATTAACGTCGGATACAGAGAATCCACCCATAACACTGTTTTTGGTTTTAACTGTTCCGCGTGCGCTTAGCCGCATTCACAGCATCACAAAATTCACTTTAAAAACGGCGGCAGAGCAGTCACGGAGTAAAACTGATACCGCCAAACGTCACCAGAAAATTGATAACAGAGGGCGTTGCAGCGGGGTTGTCACTTAAGCGTATGGTCAACCTGACAACTCGGTGTCCTCAACGGGGAAGGAATACCCCCGCCATACTTACCGCCGCGCCATTTTGCGGGTTGCCACAACCAGAAGCGCACGGTCGAATTAAATTTAACGACACCGTACAGTGAGACGAACTTCGCCGTGCGCTTTCGTGTTGTGTGCCTGCTTTTAACCACGTCAGGCGAGGTGGTATCCTTAAAATCACCACAGTTTTAAGGATTCATTAAGCAATGTCGCAACCACCAATAAATCCGCTTAAGAACATGAAAATTGATTACTGGTATAAAGCGCTTACAGTTGTTGGCGCTGCGTTGTTTGTCTTTAATGGAACGTCTTTTTTTGACAGATATCCCGTTGTTCCATTGGGTTTTTTGTCCTCCGGCATCTTTTTTATTGGTTTGGGGGAGTGGATTAATCACCCTCTCAAAGTGAGATTTATTGGTCCTGGAGTTTGGACTCGTGGATATAATCGTTCTTCGTGCGCACTCGGTATCATCTTCGACATACTTGGTTGTTTCCTGATTGTTACAGGAGTCGTCAAGTTCTTCTGATGTAAAACCGCAAATGGGGCACGTAACGGGAATTTTGAAAAGCGTTTCTCCGGGTTCCAGAACAAAATTTTCTGCGGTCTGATTTTGCTTCTCATATTTGTGCTCCGCGTCATTGTGAGAGCACATTCTTATTCTGAGTGCCTGTTTAAACTCACTGAAGCTGAGAGCTTCTTCGCCTTCGGCAAGGCCTTCGAAGTATTCTTCGTAAGCCTTTTCCATGATTGTGTCGAAATCCATATCACTCACCTGAGTTTCTTTCCAGCCAGCGACGGGCACCATTTTCGGTTTTAAACGTTTTGCTTTTGGTATACGTCATCGCGGTGAACGTACCGTCCTGGTTGGGGAACACGCCACATACCAGAGATTCGCTGTTGCCAAGATCGATAGTATCCATGCTGACCTCATTTCCCCTTAACGCCGGGGTAGCGGAACAAAAACCTGCTGCATAGTTATTAAAGTTGAACCCTGCCGTCATGTTCTTACGCCTCGGGCTGGCTACTTAACCCCTGACCACTGCCTGGTAACTCGAAGTATTGCCCTGCATTATGTGGGGCGGGGTGGGTTGATATTTTTAGTTTAATAAACATTAAACTTAAGTCAAGTAAAAACTAAACCGCAGGGCGTAACAAACACAACGCTTTTGATAAAGTCGTTGCGGTTGTTATGTTTCTATTGGTAGTGAAAGTTAGGGAAACTGGCGTCTTGCGTGGATCACGTTTACTACTTCAACGCTTGATGTTGTTACGCGGTATAGAATTATATAGTTAGGGTGGGCTACAATCTCACGCAAGCCAGGTACTCTGTCGCTTGGTGGGTATAAATACGGATGTTCGGATAACGGCAGCACACAACCCCTTAATCGCTGCCATAAGCGTTCAGCCGCATCTATGTCGAAACGAGCAATATAACTAGTTATATCATCTAGGTCGGTATCTGCGCTTTCAAGCCATAACACGGGTAACATTTTACTGCTTGCTCCGTTCCTTGCGCATTTTAGCAAAGCGTTCTGCCATTCTGCGCTCAACTTCGTCATGGGGAATTGCTGGGCGTGGATCTGCAAGGCTCGTTGCTACTTTTGCACGCAGCCATTCGTTGTAACTGTTTTCTTGTTCAATGGTTTCAAATTCAGAAACCATTGGTGAAAGGGCTCTATTCATGTTTCCTCCGGTTTTATAACTCAGGCGCGGCGGCATTTTTGCGCCGCAATCCATCTCGCTATGAGATCTTCCATTGATTCTTTTTTCTGCTTTAACTCGCTGATTATCTGGCGTTGCTCATCCTCAGGGAAGGCTGAAAAAATCTGCAATAATTCCAGTTGATTAGACGTTAACCCTGCATGTGGTGGAGAAACCTCCGGTTGTTCTGCGTATTCCGCATCCAGATACCCTTCCGGCATCCCGTATGTTTGCTCTATTCTTCTGGCAGCCTTTTCTCCAAACGAGGCTCTCCCACTCATTAGTTGAGATAGGTAGCTCTTCTCTTTGGGTGGCAGAGTTTTATCTTTAAACCACTCCTTGAGACGTAAACGGCGAATTTCTTTTTTTTGCATGTGGTAATTATCTTTAGTAATCACTAAACAAGCAAATACTTGACTTAATGGTTTATTAAACACTAAACTCTCAAAAAAAACACTAAACCGAGGAAGGTATGACATTAAAAGAGTTTATTAAATCATTGAGGGTTGGTGATGCTAAGAAATTCGCAGCCAGACTTGGTGTATCGCCATCTTACTTATCGCAAATGGCGTCTGGACGAGCAGCTATATCTCCAACACGCGCCCTTATGATCGAATCTGCGACGGAAGGCCAAGTAAGTAGGGCGGAGCTACGACCCCATGATTGGGAGCTTATTTGGCCTGAGTATGCGAGCGGCATTCGTTTGGGGCAAACACATGTAGTTCATGCTGAAGGTGATTGTAGTGCATGCTTATCTGATGGAGTTGATTCATGAAAATCAAGCATGAACACATCCGCATGGCGATGAATGCCTGGGCGCATCCGGACGGTGAAAAAGTTCCGGCTGCGAAAATTACCAAAGCGTATTTCGAGCTGGGAATGACGTTCCCGGAACTGTATAACGACAGCCATCCGGAAGCCCTGGCTCGCAATACTCAGAAAATTTTCCGCTGGGTGGAGAAAGACACCCCTGATGCGGTTAAAAAAATTCAGGCGTTGTTACCAGCTATCGAAAAAGCAATGCCGCCTCTGCTGGTGGCCCGAATGCGCAGCCACAGTTCAGCCTGGTTTCGGGAGCTGGTGGAGACGCGGGAACGGCTGGGGAGAGACGCTGATGATTTTGTCGCAGTGGCGATCGCTGGTTTCAACCAGATGAATCGTGGTGGCCCTGCAGGAAATATTGTGGCTGTGCATTGACTCGCAATATTCATACCGGATCACTTCCGGCAATTTGTGAGTAAAAAGATTCGGTATCAAAAGAGGTGAGTATGGCTAACGCCTGGCTCAGATTATGGCATGACATGCCAAACGATCCTAAGTGGCGAACAATTTCCAGGTTGTCAGGACAGCCAATCGCAACAGTGATGGCTGTGTATATCCACCTTCTGGTGAGTGCGTCACGAAATGTCACGACATGTCACGGTGTGTCACTACGTGGTCACATTGATGTCACGGCGGAAGATTTAGCAAGTGCGCTTGATGTGACGGAAGAAGTAATTGATTCAATTTTACAGGCAATGCAGGGACGGGTACTTGATGGAGATTTGATCAGTGGATGGGAAAAACGCCAGGTACTGAAAGAGGACAATGGCAACGTTTCACAAACCGCGAAATCCCCGGCAGAGCGCAAGAGAGCGCAGCGCGAGAGGGAAAAATTACGAAAACAGAATGAGGGTGGGCGCGACGAGTCACGCATCTGTCACGACATGTCACGACGAGTCACGACAGATAAAGATACAGATAAAGAATTAAACCCCACACATAACGCGCGCGTGCGAGAGAGTGCTCCTGCCAGTGAGGCAAATGGCGTGCCGTTGCAAACAGCGGAACCTGATTACCTGGAAGGCCTGAGCGAACCCATCGGGAAATTTCCGATGACCGATGGCTGGCATCCGTCGCCGGATTTTCGACGACGGGCTGCGCTGTGGGGCGTGGCTCTTCCTGAGCCGGAATTTACACCAGCTGAACTTTCCGCCTTCCGGGACTACTGGGCAGCGGAGGGCAAAGTGTTCACGCAGGTTCAGTGGGAGCAGAAATTCGCCCGTCACGTAAATCACGTCAGGGCGCAGGCTAAACCAGTCAGCAAGGGGGTAAACCATGCAGCAGCACCAGGTGGCACCGCATCACGGGCAGTTCAGGAAATTCGGGCAGCACGTGAGCAGTGGGAACGTGAAAACGGATTTATCAGCGACGGAAACGGCCTGGAAGCTGTGGGAACTCATGGGGGAGGTTTATTCGAACCGCTGGACCCAGAAGAACGGGGCCGCACCTTCGAAGCTCTGGATTGCACAGATTGGCGCGATGACTGAGCAGCAAATCCGACAGGTCTGCCGCCAGTGCATGGACCGCTGCCGGGCGGGTGAAACATGGCCTCCGGACCTGGCTGAGTTTGTGGCACTGATTTCGGAGAGTGGGGCAAATCCATTTGGTCTGACGGTGGATGCTGTGATGGAGGAGTACCGTCGCTGGCGCAATGAGTCCTGGCGATACGACGGAAGCGATAAATACCCATGGACTCAGCCTGTGCTGTATCACATTTGCCTCGAGATGCGTTCAAAGGGGATTGAGCGCCAGATGACCGAAGGGGAATTAAAACGGCTTGCAGAACGGCAGCTGACGAAATGGGCAAAGCATGTTAGTAACGGCCTGAGCGTTCCGCCAGTCCGGCGACAACTGGCGGCACCCAAACGCCCGTCGGGACCAACGCCAATTGAGTTACTGAAACAGGAATATGAACGCCGGAAAGCGGCTGGGTTTGTTTGAGTTGAGAAGTAATTTTTACCGGGAGGAAATTTTAATGGAGACCGTTTTTGACGCACTGAAAGCGATGGGAAAAGCTACGTCGGTAGAACTGGCTGAGCGACTTGATATCAGTCGTGAAGAAGTGCTGAACGAACTATGGGAACTGAAAAAGGCTGGTTTCGTTGATAAAAGCGCGTACACCTGGCGTGTGGCTGATAACAACGTTCAGCAGGAACAGCCAGCGCCAGAAGAACAGCCGGAAGAAACCTCCACGGCGACAGTAGCGAAAATCTCAGAGTGCGATTTAACCGCGACGATTGAACAACGCGGACCACAAACGGCTGATGAGCTGGCTACATTGTTTGGTACCACATCACGCAAAGTGGCTTCAACGCTGGCAATGGCAATCAGCAAAGGCCGTCTGATTCGTGCTAATCAGGACGGTAAATTTCGTTACTGTATGCCGGGCGATAATTTACCAGCAGAGCCGAAAGCAGCATCGGTAGCGGAAACTGATGGTAAAGCCTTTCCTCAGCCTGCATGCGTTGCGTTACCAGTACAGGAAGCTGCAACACAGGAAGATATTAAAACAGAGACTGTGGCGGACATTGTGCAGTCGCTGCCATCGTTTACTGAAACGCGAGCGGATGACCTGGTTTTACCATCGCTGCATATGGCAAACCGCGAACTGCGTCGGGCGAAAAATCATGTCCAGAAGTGGGAGCGAGTCTGCGCCGCGCTGCGGGAGCTGAACAAGCACCGGGATATTGTACGACAGATTACTGATTCTTCCCGCCATGTTGCATCGGAAAAGTGATTGCCGGAGGCACCTGTGGCAAAAGTATTTACACCAGAAGAGCGGGAAAAAATTAAAGGGCAGGTTATTGAACTCGTGCGCCAGAGTGGGCGCGAGACGTTACGGCAACTGGAAGCTAAAACAGGGGCGACAAGATACCTGATGAGCGTTCTCGCCAGAGAGCTGGTTGCCAGTGGTGATGTATACAACTCTGGCTACGGGTTATTCCCGTCTGAACAGGCTCGTAAGGACTGGATAAAGGCCCGCAAAAAGATGTCGAAAGCAGCAGTGAAAAAAAAGAGCGACCCGGACTTGGTTTATTCATTACCAGACGGAGAAATACGTCGTTACAACAGACGACAGAACATAATCTGTCGCGAGTGCCGGAAGAGTGAGGTTATGCAGCGAGTGCTGGCGTTTTATCAGGGGAATTTTGAGGAGGAGGTACTGTGAGTGAAATTAGCTATCAGTCTTCAATTACCGCTGGCATTCGCATCAAAGGAGAGGAGCATGGAAATAAAACCAGAAGATGAGTTAAGTAATATTGTTTTATTTCCGGTAAAAGAGGATGACCCACGTAATCAGGTTAATTTTCTTTATGAGCCATCGGAAAGACCATGCTGCCATCACGCTTCTGTCCGGGTTGACGAAAAAGAGCGTCAGGTCCGCTGTAAAATCTGCGGTGCAGTTGTGGAGCCATTTGACTGGATGCTCTCTGTGGCGAAAAGAGAAACCAGACTGGCAGATGGTGTAAAACAATTGCGTCAGGAGGAACGGGAAAGACGGAAAAATATAGAAAAGTTAATTCAGATTGAGCGTAACGCGAAAGCGCGGATACGCAGGGCGAAAAAAACAGAACTGAATAATTAAATTTAGCACTGTAAATAATTTTAATCCTTAACCTGAGGGATTTCTGCACCCTCAGAACATCAGTAGGCCGCCCGAAAGGGCGGGAAGCAGTCACACATTTGTTTCCGATAGTCCCGTTCTAATGCTAGACTATTTGATATTTTCATGACCACAATAAATACGTTTATGACAGTTGCTGATTTCAAACGGCCTAAATTGGAGCTCCCAAACGGGGCAAACAAACTACTACTGCACTCTTGCTGTGCTCCATGTTCCGGTGAAGTGATGGAGGCGCTTCAGGCCTCGGGAATCGACTACACCATCTTTTTCTACAACCCGAACATTCATCCTCAGAAAGAGTATTTAATTCGTAAGGATGAGAATATTCGCTTTGCTGAACAACACGGCGTGCAGTTTATCGATGCTGATTACGACACAGACAACTGGTTTGAACGTGCCAAAGGAATGGAATGGGAGCCCGAGAGGGGGATCCGTTGTACCATGTGTTTTGACATGCGTTTTGAGCGGACAGCGTTGTACGCTGCTGAAAATGGTTTCAGTGTGATCAGCAGTTCGCTGGGCATTTCACGCTGGAAAAATATGCAGCAGGTTAACGACTGTGGGCGGCGAGCCGTCGCGCATTATCCGGGAATGGTGTACTGGGATTATAACTGGCGCAAGCAGGGCGGCTCGTCCCGTATGATTGAAATCAGCAAGCGCGAAAAATTCTATCAGCAGGAATATTGTGGCTGTGTGTATTCTCTGCGCGATACCAATCTACACCGCAAATCTCAGGGACGCCCTCTTATCAAAATTGGTCAACTCCACTACGGTAAAGAAGAGAAGGAGTGATTTTATGGATCACCTTTCTGATTGATTTCATATTGGCGAGGTAGCAGGAGTTAAGTAGAATTGCTGCGGGTGCTTGAGGCTATCTGTCTCAGGCATGAACACCAAAAGGCAGATAGAGAAAAGCCCCAGTTAACATTACGCGTCCTGCAAGACGCTTAACATTAATCTGAGGCCATATCTATGCGACACATAGAGATTAGCCTCTTACGGACCGAAAGGTCAAGGAGAAGCAGGCTATGAAGCAGCGAAAGGCGATGTTAATCGCCCTGATCGTCATCTGTTTAACCGTCATAGTGACGGCACTGGTAACGAGGAAAGACCTCTGCGAGGTACGAATCCGAACCGGCCAGACGGAGGTCGCTGTCTTCACAGCTTACGAACCTGAGGAGTAAGAGACCTGGCGGGGGAGAAATCCCTCGCCACCTCTGATGTGTCAGGCATCCTCAATGCACCCGCACTTAACCCGCTTCGGCGGGTTTTGTTTTTTCTGAGCATCCTGGTTTACAATCTACAGGCCAGCCTGAACAACTGGCACCTGCTGCGCCAGCAGAGAAAACCGATGGCGCACAATACCAAACATCACAATTCTGATACCGACCTTGCCAGCTGGCACGGGCGGCGTTCTCATACATTCAAATATGACTGGTACCAGCATGCCCCATGCACTGAAGAACAGGCCGAATGGCTGATTCATAACTACCGCAGACGTGGGTATGAGTTTAGGAAAGCCCTCAGCCTCGATTATCGTCACTGGATAATCTACGTCAGACTCCCTTATTCCGAACGCCCACCGCGTCCGTCCCGCACATTCCAGCAACGCATCTGGAGGTAACGTGCGGGTATTACTTCGACCTGTTCTGGTGCCGGAACTTGGGGTGGTTATCGTTAAGCCAGGTCGTGAATCCATGCAGGTATTCCATAACGGCAGAGTGCTGGTTGAACCGGAGCCAAAAAGCATGCGCGGTCTGCCGTCCGGGGTCGTTCCTGCCGTTCGCCAGCCGCTGGCGGAGGATAAATCATTACTGCCATTTTTCAGCGATGAGCGGGTGATTCGTGCTGCTGGTGGTGCTGGTGCATTGTCTGACTGGCTGTTGCGCCATATTAAATCCTGCCAGTGGCCACACGGCGATTATCATCACAGCGAAACCGTCATTCACCGTTATGGTACCGGCGCAATGGTGTTGTGCTGGCACTGCGACAACCAGCTGCGTGACCAGACATCCGAATCACTCGAGCAACTTGCTCATCAAAACCTGTCAGCATGGATGATTGATGTCATACGCCATGCAATGAATGGCACGCAGGAGCGGGAATTATCGCTGGCTGAATTATCCTGGTGGGCAACCATAAATAACGTAGCGGACGCACTACCGGAGACGGTATTACGTCGTTCGCTGGGATTACGCGCGGAAAAAATCCGCTCGGTGTACCGCGAAAGCGACATCATACCGGGAGAGCAGACAGCCACCAGCATCCTGAAACAGCGCACAAAAAGTATTGCGCTACTGCCTCACGCCCACCAGCAAAACCCGCCACAGGAAAAGACGGTGGTCAGCATTGCCGTTGATCCGGAGTCACCGGCTCAGTATCTCCAGCGCCAGAAACCACAACGGGAAGAGATGCCCGTATACACGCGCTGGGTAAAAACGCAGAAATGCATGACGTGTGGCAATCAGGCAGATGATCCGCATCACATCATTGGTCATGGACTGGGAGGGATGGGAACAAAGGCTGATGATTTGTTTGTTATTCCGCTGTGCCGTAAATGCCATAGCGAACTACACGCCGGGGTAAAAGATTTTGAAGAAAAACACGGCAGCCAGCTGTTGTTGCTGATTCGTTTTTTAATGCACGCGAGAAATTCGGGTGTCCTGAAGTGGAAAGCATGAATGACTGAACGCATAGAATTTGTTTTGCCTTACCCGCCAACGGTGAACACTTACTGGCGACGTCGTGGCAGCACATATTTTGTATCAAAAGCCGGTGAGCGTTATCGCCGTGATGTGGCGCTTATTGTTCGCCAGCAGCGGCTGAAATTAAACCTGTCCGGAAGGCTGGCGATAAAGGTGATTGCAGAGCCACCGGATAAGCGCCGCCGCGACCTGGACAATATCCTGAAGGCACCACTGGATGCGCTGACGCATGCCGGACTACTTATAGACGACGAGCAGTTTGATGAAATCAATATTGTGCGCGGTCAGCTCGTTCCTGGTGGGCGGCTGGGCGTGAAGATTTGCGAAATCAGAGGCGATGGTAATGGGGCGTGATATGTATGAGGTTTTAGATCGCTGGGGGGCATGGGCTGCAGCAGAAAATAGCGGTGTCGATTGGCAACCGATAGCAGCGGGCTTCAAGGGGCTTTTGCCACATGGCAAAAAGTCACGTCTCCAGTGTGATGATGATGAAGGCATCATGATAGACGGTTGTGTGGCTCGGTTGCGAAAGTATAAACCAGAGGAATATGAGCTGCTCATAGCTCACTTTGTTATTGGTGTTTCTCTACGCTCAATCGCGAAGAAACGCAGGTGCTCAGATGGAACTATAAGAAAGGAGCTGCAAACTGCATTAGGCTTTATTGATGGATGTATATGCTTGATTCTATCATAAGTTATGACTGTTACTACTCGTTTGCTTGAGCTTTCGATTCGGCGTCAGATAAAGCATCAATACGAATATTTATGTTTTTTAATAGCTTATTGTCTAGATCGATAAGACATTGGTTGTAGTGCGCAATTTGGTCTGGTGTTAGGTTAGGGTTGGCCAGGCAGTTCGTGATGAATTTTCTGGCCGTTTTTATTTCCCTTTTCATTCTTACATCATTAAGCGTAGGCAAACCTATGTAAGCGATAAGAAGAATTACCACATGAGATAAGCCGACAGCAGCTCCAGGCGCCAATGATTTGAAGAAGGCTAATTGAGGAAGCCAGTCAAAAAGGAAATTCAATCCCGCAGTGATAAGGGTGGTAAACCATGCCTGCATTGCCAGGTAGGATTTAGTGTTCGCCATTCACCTTCCTGCACTTGCTTCGTTGCGAGTTTTGAGTTCGCGTAGCAGTAGCGCCAACTCTTCTGCGTCATTTTCGTTTCTAACGCTGACTTTCCTTTTAGCGGTTCTGCCTTCAGGATCGGTGTAGGTTAGTTCAATATACGCATTCGGCTTTACCCAAACCAAGAACCTAAGCACAGCATATCTGACCGTCGCTGCGACAGCCATGAATACAGTGATGTAAAGCATAATGCTTAGGATTGACATGATTTAAAGTAGTTTCCTATCTGCCGCCGCTCTGTGGCGTATAACCTTAGTAATACTATAGCGTGGTTTAGACAGCGCGCCATTTGTTTCTTTTGTTGTTTCTGTCAGTTCTACAACAAAAAGATCACCCTTACAGAATGCTGCTTGGTTGTGTTCAACCCGTTCAAGAAAAGCCTCATCTTTCATAGATGCACTAACTTCTTCGCCATTTGGCAGGATGATATCCCAGCTTTTGCCTTGCTTGAATCGAACATTAGCAAAATGTACATTAGCTTGGCGTGTCGTTACGTGCGTTTTCTCGACAAAGGTGGATTTTGCAGTTTTAAAACTTACTGCTTCAGCTTGCGTCACCCTGACTACCTTATGCTTCTGCTGTGAAACTGAGAACGTGGATGGTTTTTCAGTCTGCAGGGGTTTATAGATTAATTTATCCAGTTCTTTTCGGATGATTGGACTGGTTATTAATTTTTGAATGTCGTTACTGCATTTAACCTTCTCACCATCCACTTCGATTTCTGCTGTATCTTTTTGTTCATCGACGACAATGGAGCTGATTTTACGCCCTTTGAGCCATTCGATTATCCCGAGTACGCCACCTGCGGCAACTCCACCACCTGCAACGAGGCCAAGGGCGTTAATAGTTTTTATGCTCCCCATCACAGCAACAAGCAAAGTAAATGAACCTTCTTTTGTTGCCTTGATGTTGACTTTCGGCTCTGCTGTTTCGCCATTAATTATTTTTTCGGCGTGTTCAATCAGGGCACTAAGAGAGGTTAAGGCTTCGCCTAATGTTTTCGCGTCGATCTGATTATCTGCGTATGCCTCTCCACCGTAGGCAATTTCGATTTCTGTTATTGGCATGTTTTCGAGTTGCTGCGTCATCAAAAGCATCCTTTGCGCAAGAGAAATAGCCACAGGATACAGATAATTATGAAAAAATCACTAACGCGTACGCAAAAACTATCTTAATCTGTTAAGAGTGGTCGCTTCGCCACACAACTTAAACCCGCATCAAGCGGGTTTTTTTGTGTCACTTATCTCGGATAGACATGGTGAATGCGCTGGTGGAGGAGATAAGGGTGATTTTTAACCAGGTGATTTTTGAATGCTTGCAACATTGATTTCGTAACGTTATTATCCTGCGCCCGGCCCTTTAGCTCAGTGGTGAGAGCGAGCGACTCATAATCGCCAGGTCGCTGGTTCAAATCCAGCAAGGGCCACCAACCGCCACTAGCTCATCAGGAAAGAGCGTCAACCCTTTAAGTTGAGTGTGCGAGGTTCGAGTCCCCGGTGGCGGTCCAGTGCCGACTTAGCTCAGTAGGTAGAGCAACTGACTTGTAATCAGTAGGTCACCAGTTCGATTCCGGTAGTCGGCACCATATGCGGGCATCGCATAATGGCTATTACCTCAGCCTTCCAAGCTGATGATGCGGGTTCGATTCCCGCTACCCGCTCCAGCATTTGCAACAAGCCTTATTGTATTGCGGCACTGGTGTATTTTTTATTACGTGGGAGCAGGTTGTTTTGAAAAAGCATTCTGTTCTCTGGCTATAATTTGAGGCCAGGTGTAGCCTCAGTGCTGATTTTTTTACGACAGCAGAATGGTGCATTATCGGTGGAGATTTTGTATTTCCTGGCAGGGTCGGTGATGCATCATTCTGGTGTTGTAAATCGCACCAAAGAGGCGCACCTAAGTGCGAGTGTGGTTTAAAGAGTCGGTTTAGCTGGAAATCACAGTATCCATACAGCACGGAATACTTCGGGAGGCGCCAGACGCCTCGGTTTAATAACAATTAAAAAATTCATCCCTTGCATTGACCAACCGCCATATCTGGCGGTTTTTTTATTCCTTTCTCATGACGAAAAAAGACACGAGCATCCAGGAATACTCGTGGGACAACGTCCTTTGGATAGCAATTTGCGAGAGGGTGAAAAGTAGCGCGGTCGTCGGATTAAGACCGCGGGACAAAGTCCATGAAGAATAATAAGTATTGGTCCCCTTCCGGGGACATGTTCATACTACTAAGATTCAGAAGTGGTTTAAATCCTCAAATTAACATTAATTTCCGATAAGTCTTATTTCATTTCTTTGCGCCACATCTGGCGCGCATCAAATAACGCCACGCAAAGGGCATCTGCGGATGCCGGTGCTTTTGACGGGGTGTTTTTTACGGGCCGCTGGTGGCCCTTTTTTATTTACAGGAGAAAAAAGTATGTCTGAACCCTTATCCGGTTCCGGCACGGCTGCGGCGCTCGGCGGGGCGACGGTGTACGGGCTGTTTACCGGGACGGATTTCGGGATTGTGTTTGGTGCGTTCGCCGGTGCGTTATTTGTGGCAACGATGCCGCAGGCGCTTTCAGCCTGGCGTGTGGCGGCGCATTTTCTGGTGTCGTTCATTATCGGCGTGCTGGGGGCAGAGGTTCTGGCGTCCTGGCTGGTAAAGCATACAGGGTTTGACGGTGCACCTGTCGACGCACTGTGTGCAGTGCTGGTGTCAGTGGTGTCGGTGAAGATTCTGTCGTTCATCCACCAGCAGGATATTGCATCACTGGTGTCCGGTGTGTTCTCCCGCCTGCGGGGCGGAGGAGGCGGCAATGTTAAGTAACCTTCCCGGATTGCTGAATGTGGCGTTATGCACGGTTATCGTGCTGACGCTCTTTTTTTATCGTCGTCGTGACTCCAGACACAAACCGCTGATGTCATGGCTGGCCTGGCTGCTGATGCTGCTGTATGCCTTTGCGCCCCTCAGCTATCTGTGCGGTCGCCCGTTAGCGGCGAACTGGCTGGCGGTGGGGCTTAATCTGCTGTTCTGCGTGTTGGTGATTCGCGCACGCGGGAACGTTTCAAAAATCTTTGTATTACGAAGGCGCTGATATGAAGTCGAAAGATGAAATTTTTGACGAAGTTCTGGGAAAAGAGGGCGGTTATGTCAATCACCAGGATGATAAAGGCGGACCGACAAAATGGGGTATTACTGAAAAAGTTGCCCGTGCGCACGGATACCAGGGCGATATGCGTGATCTGACGCGCGGACAGGCGCTGGAAATACTCGAGGCGGACTACTGGTATGGACCACGTTTTGACCAGGTGGCAGCGTTATCCCCTGATATTGCCGCAGAGTTGTGTGATACGGGCGTCAACATGGGGCCAGCCGTGGCGTCAAAAATGCTTCAACGCTGGCTGAACGTTTTCAACCTGCGCGGGAAACTGTATCCGGATATGGATGCAGACGGACGTATCGGGCCGCGTACTCTTAATGCATTACGGGTATATCTGAAAAATCGTGGCAGGGATGGAGAGCTGGTAATGCTGACCGCACTGAACTGTACGCAGGGTGACCGCTATCTGGAGCTGGCAGAGAAACGGGAGGCTAACGAGTCGTTTGTTTACGGCTGGATGAAAGAGCGCGTAGCAGTTTAAAAACTGACACTGAAGTGCTGAACACCCTCAACTCATGCAGGCTCTTTTCTGGGGCTACGATGAGCAAAAGTAAGGGGCATAGCATTAGATAGCAAAAACCCCGGCTGCGGTAACAGTCCGGGGTTTTCTGTTTCTGGCCTTGGGTAAGGCAAAGGAGAACATGAGGAAGTATAAACTAATTCTGTTGAGGTTGACTATGAAAAACGGCCTTGAATTGAAAGCGCCCGTAACTGATGACATCAGCAGAGCGGTGGCTTTTGCCATTAAGTGGGTGGCTGTCGGTATCGCTGTGTCTCCGATGCTGTATGGGATGGCAAAATTGATCATTGCTGTGAAATCGTAAGTGGGGCAGGGGTAAATATGTCAGATAGCATTATAAAACTGGCGCGAATTCTCTGTGTGGTTGTTGGCCTTTCATTTTCAGCAATGTTGGTTGCCATTTTCATTTCCACCACCTGGCGAGTATTGAGCTTATCCGGATTGATTGGTGGATAGTGAGATGAAGCGAAAACACTGGACACACAGAATGCCGCGAACGGCGGCGAAATGGGCACTGGTAGCGATACTGGTGCCTTTTTTATTGGTGGGATGCGTCAGCCTGGATAAGGCGCGCCAGCTTTTCGATACAGCTTCTCAGGTCTGCAAAATTGTCGACGGTGTCCGGCATTGTATGCAGAACTGATCGCCTGTAAGAGCAGAATATTTTGCTGAAAAATGAAGGATGCGTCAGCGTCCGGAAAGCATGAAATTCTGTGTTTGTGGCTACTCAATAAAATAAATTCTTTCTTTCGCCGCGAATACTCAAATGTTGATCAGTGCCCGGTGCGGCGACGGGCTTCGATATCAGGAGACGATGATGGAAACAACAGAAAACAAACCGATTGTAATTGGTGCCGCTACTGTCCCGTTTAAGTTTGAGTTGTCTCAACTGGTGGAGATGCGCATCAGTGATGAATGGGGTGAGGTTAAAGCTCGCGCGCAGTATGCGGATGGCGAAAACCAGTACTTGATCCACTACAAGGCTGCTGATGGTCGCGCCACAACGGCGTGGTTTGGTGAGTCAATGCTGGGAGCAACAGAAGATGATCGCCATCCGGGCTGTCCGGTATTTGCCGGTATGAAATTACCGGAAGGTGCAGTTGAACTGCAGCCGGGTGAGGTGTTCGTAATGACAGACATCATTGATGGTAAACCGCAGTATTAGCGTATTGAAATGAATAGTAAGAGTGCTCGCCTGATTCGTGAGTAACAGGCATTACAGCAGCCCTTCACTCTAAGGGGTTGCTGTAATGTGAGAAATAAAAAACCGGTCACAGGGAGCAGCTACACAGAAGCGGCCGGCGAAGACCGCCAATACCACCCATGCATTGATGTAACATACTAATGACAATAGCCGCTATTGATGTAAATGCAATGTTATGCATCGACGAAAATAAAAAACCGGCAGGGGAAATCCATTGAAGATTTGCCGGTGGCAAAAGAGGGCCATGTTTTTAACCTTAGTCGCAGAGTTACGGAGTGCAACTACGAATGCTGCCGGTATATGGCTGAATGGCGTTTCAATGATGTACGTCATCTTATCTGTAAATGTTAATGACAAACGCTCTCATTTGTGCGGGTCCTTCCGGTGGGGTGGCCTGCCACGGGGCGGGAGCGGCGCGGAAAAAGGCTAGTTTTTGCATTTTTATCGGCCACCATCATCTTTTCATCTTATTGATTATTAATGGTTATTTGTTTTTTGTATGTCTAATTGAGCGGTTTTTGTTCGACATCGAACGCGTTTTCTTAAAGTTGTTCGCACGATGCATGTTTAAAGCTCTCCGGAGGAAATATGGATCATGAGTTGAAAAACCTGGTGCTGAATATTAATCAACTGGCGGCTTTATCTGGTCTGCACCGCCAGACTGTCGTGGCAAGACTGAAAAACATTCGTCCCGCTGGTGGACATGACAAACTCAAGCTATACCGGTTGACCGATATTCTGACTGAATTTATGGGGTTACCACCGCCGGTTGCTGAGGGCGAAATGGATCCATATGAACGCAAAGCCTGGTATCAGTCTGAACGTGAGCGTCTTAAGTTCGAACAGGAAACGGCACAACTCATTCCGGCCAGTGATGTCAGACGGGAGTTTGCCATCTGGGCAAAAGCGGTCGTGCAGGTGCTGGAGACATTACCGGATATTCTTGAACGTGACTGCGGTCTGCAGCCTGCCGCTGTGAGCCGTGTTCAGTCCATTATTGATGATCTGCGCGATCAGATAGCCCTGCGGGTGACTGAAGCAGGGGCGGATGATGAGGAGGAATTACAGCAGGAGGAGTAATGCTGAATCAGGAAACCGCAAAGGCAGCACGAACCGATTCAGGTTATATCCTTCGCGCACCGAGACGAATGCGGGTTGCTGATGCCGTTGCTCAGTATATGCGGGTGCCCATGGGGGCCGGGAACTCAGTCCCGTGGGATCCGCTGGTGGCACCGTATGTTATTGAGCCGATGAACTGCCTGGCCTCGCGTGAATACGACGCAGTGATATTTGTTGGCCCGGCACGAACCGGCAAGACTATCGGCCTGATTGACGGCTGGGGGATTTACAACGTGATTTGCGATCCTGCTGATATGCTGATCATTCAGATGACGGAGGAAAAAGCCCGCGAACACTCCAAAAAACGACTCGCCAGAACGTTTCGCGTCAGCCCGGAAGTGGTCAGTCGCCTGAGTCCGAACAAAAATGACAACAACGTTTATGACAGAACATTCCTTGCTGGCAACTACCTGAAAATCGGCTGGCCGTCAGTCAATATCATGTCCTCATCAGATTATAAATGTGTGGCGCTGACGGATTATGACCGTTTTCCGGAAGATATTGATGGTGAGGGGGATGCCTTCTCTCTTGCTTCAAAACGTACCACCACATTTATGTCCAGTGGTATGACGTTGGTGGAGAGTTCCCCCGGCAGGGATGTGAAGGATGTGAAATGGCGACGGACTTCACCGCATGAGGCTCCACCAACCACGGGGATCCTGTCGCTCTATAACCGTGGTGATCGCCGTCGCTGGTACTGGCCCTGCCCACACTGTGGTGAGTATTTTCAGCCCTGTGGCGATGTGGTTGCTGGTTTTCGTGATATTGCCGATCCCGTGCTGGCAAGTGAGGCAGCTTATATTCAGTGCCCTTCCTGTTCCGGGCGAATTATGCCTGACCAGAAACGCGAGCTGAACGGACGTGGGGTCTGGTTGCGGGATGGTGAATCCATCAATGCAGACGACAGTCGTTATGGTGAGCCCCGGCGCTCACGTATTGCGTCATTCTGGATGGAAGGCCCCGCTGCGGCATATCAGACGCTGTCCCAGCTGGTCTATAAGTTGCTGACCGCCGAACAGGAATACGAGTCGACCGGAAGCGAAGAAACGCTCAAGACAGTCATCAACACCGACTGGGGATTACCTTATCTTCCCCGGGCCAGCATGGAGCAACGAAAAAGCGAACTGCTTGAGCAGCGGGCAGAGCCTGTTCCTCCCCGAAGTGTGCCGGATGGCGTTAATTTCCTTGTGGCGACAGTGGATGTGCAGGCGGGACGTCATCGCCGTTTTGTGGTTCAGGTAACGGGCTATGGCAGTCGTGGCGAACGCTGGATAGTTGATCGTTACAACATCACGCAGTCGCTGCGTTGTGACAATAACGGGGAAAGCCTGCGTATTGACCCTGCCGGTTATCCGGAGGACTGGGATGTTCTGCTGACGGATGTTTTTCATAAAGGCTGGCCGCTGGCTTCTGACTCCTCTCAGCGCATGCGGGTAATGGCAATGGCGGTGGACTCCGGCGGTGAAGATGGGGTTACCGATAATGCCTATAAATTCTGGCGTCGTTGTCGTCTTGATGGTCTTGGCAAGCGTATTTACCTGTTTAAGGGCGACAGTATCCGTCGCGCAAAACTGATAACCCGTACATTTCCGGATAACACCGGACGAACGGGGCGACGGGCGCAGGCTTCGGGTGATGTTCCACTCTGGCTCCTTCAGACGGATGCCCTGAAAGACCGGGTGAATAACGCGTTATGGCGTGACTCGCCAGGTCCCGGCTATGTGCATTTTCCTGACTGGCTGGGGAGCTGGTTTTACGACGAACTGACGTATGAAGAGCGGAGCAGTGACGGAAAGTGGAGCAAGCCGGGTCGCGGTGCCAACGAAGCCTTTGACCTGATGGTGTATGCCGAGGCGCTGGTTATTCTGCATGGGTACGAGAAAATTCAGTGGCCGGATGCGCCGGAATGGGCATGCAGGGAAACCTGGCTGGAATACGTCAGTGACAACGCTGAGCAGGCTGTTCTGCCGGAACCAGTCTCTCTGCCTGCCAGAAAAAAGAAACGAAAAAAAGTGACGCCCGATGAGGATAACCCCTGGGTGACTTCCGGAGGATGGTTATGAATCAGAATGATATTGAAGCCATGATCCAGCGTTATATCGATGCGGAAATGGCAGTGCTGGACGGAAAATCCGTCACCTTTAATGGTCAGCAGATGACCATGGAAAATCTGTCCGAGATCCGACGGGGGCGTCAGGAGTGGGAGCGGCGTCTTGCTGCCCTGACTGCGCGGCGACGGGGGAATCCGGGATATAAACTGGTGAGGTTCTGATGGCAATTCTGGATGATGTGATTGGTGTTTTTTCTCCAGGCTGGAAAGCTGCGAGGTTGCGATCAAGAGCGTTAATCCGCGCTTATGAGGCCGTGAAACCCACACGCACACACAAAGCCCGACGGGAAAACCGTTCTGCCGACCAGCTCAGTAAGTACGGGGCGGTTTCCCTGCGGGAGCAGGCCCGTTTTCTGGATATCAATCATGACCTCGTAATCGGCGTTTTCGACAAGCTTGAGGAGCGGGTGATTGGTGCAAAAGGGATTATTGTTGAACCCCAGCCATTACTGAAAAACGGTGGTGTGGCTACAGAGCTGGCAATGATTATCCGTCGTTTGTGGGCGGAATGGTCTGTCAGTCCGGATGTGACCAGACAGCATACGCGCCCCATGCTCGAACGTCTGCTGTTGCGTACCTGGTTACGTGATGGCGAAGTTTTTGCCCAGATGGTCAGAGGCGCAGGTGCCGGGCTGGCGCGGACTGCCGGTGTGCCTTTCTGGCTCGAGGCTATGGAGCCGGATTTTGTGCCCATGCTCAGTGATGAGTCTGCGGGAATGAATCAGGGGGTTTTTCTGGATGAGTGGGGCAGACCGAAAAAATACCTTGTTTATAAAAATTATCCGGTTACCGGACGGCAGAGTGATACCAAAGAGATTGCAGCTGAAAATATGGTGCATCTGAAGTTTACCCGCCGGCTGCACCAGACGCGTGGTACATCCATGTTGTCGGGTGTGCTGATGCGGATCAGTGCACTTAAGGAGTACGAGGATTCTGAGTTGGTTGCAGCGCGTGTTGCTGCGGCTCTGGGGTTATATATTCGTAAAGGAGATGGACAGGATTATGAAGATGTTGTGACAAATAAAGATAATGACCGGGAGTTGCATATCACTCCCGGCATTATTTATGACGATCTTCGTAAGGGGGAAGATATTGGCATGGTCAAATCTGACAGGCCTAACCCTAACCTGGAAACTTTTCGTAATGGTCAGTTGCGGGCTATGGCGGCGGGCACACGTCTGAGTTTTTCCAGTACAGCACGTAACTATAACGGTACCTACAGCGCCCAGCGACAGGAACTGGTTGAGTCCACCGATGGCTATCTGATCCTGCAGGACTGTTTTATTGGTGGCGTAACCCGTCCGGTGTACCGGGCATGGCTGAATATGGTGGTCGCCGCGGGGTTACTGAAAATTCCGTCGGATGTGGATATGAAAACGTTATATAACGCAACATATTCTGGCCCGGTGATGCCGTGGATCGACCCGGTCAAGGAGGCTGAAGCCTGGAAAATTCAGATCCGGGGTGGTGCGGCGACAGAATCAGACTGGGTGCGCGCCAGTGGTCGTAATCCGGATGACGTCAAACGTCGGCGTAAGGCTGAGATTGATGAAAACCGCAGGCTGGAACTGGTATTTGATACCGATCCGGCAAGTGATAAAGGAGGTGGTAATGCTGAAACAGAACGCGTGGTTCCGCGGCGAACCGAAGGCCAGCCTGAAGAATAATTCCTGGTTCAGGATGAAGGCGGGTCATAAAAGTGATGCGGATATTTATATCTACGATGAGATTGGTTTCTGGGGAGTTACGGCGAAGCAGTTTGTCAGTGATCTGAATGCGCTGGGTAATATCACCCACATTAATCTCCATATCAATTCACCGGGTGGCGATGTCTTTGAAGGCATCGCCATTTTTAATGCGCTGAAAAATCACGGAGCATCCATCACTGTTTATGTGGATGGCGTTGCCGCATCCATGGCATCGGTCATTGCAATGGTGGGGGATCCTGTCATCATGCCAGAAAATGCATTCATGATGATCCATAAACCATGGGGAGTGAGTGGTGGCGATGCGGATGATATGCGCGATTATGCCGACCTGCTTGATAAAGTTGAATCGGTCCTGTTGCCTGCTTATGCGCAAAAAACCGGAAAAACTACCGATGAAATTGCCGCCTTGCTGAAGGATGAAACCTGGATGTCTGGTGCCGAATGCCTGGCACACGGATTTGCTGACCAGGTGACACCGGAAGTTAAGGCAATGGCATGTATTCAGTCAAAACGTACAGAGGAATTTAAAAAAATGCCGGAATCCATCCGAAATATGATTATTCCGCCACGCAACAGTGCAACGCGTGAGCCTGAAAACAAAAATACTGTATCTCAGACACAGGAGCAGACTACGGCTCAGGTTGTCGCAACCGCGACCAGTACCGTGACCACTGCAAATGCGTCTTCCGCAGATGAAAGCAGTATCCGTGCACAGGTGCTGGCTGAGCAAAAAGCACGCGTGAGTGGTATTAATGATCTGTTTGGTATGTTTGGCGGGCGTTATCAGACATTGCAGGCCAGTTGTCTTTCCGATCCGGAGTGCTCGCTTGAGCAGGCTCGCGAGAAGTTACTGAATGAAATGGGTAAGGAATTTTCACCATCAAATAAAAATACCCCGTCCCATATTTATGCCGGCAACGGTAATTTTGTGGGGGACGGGATTCGTCAGGCGCTGATGGCGCGTGCCGGATTTGCTGAGCGTGAACAGGATAACGTCTATAACGGGATGACCCTGCGTGAATATGCCCGAATGTCACTGACAGAACGTGGTATTGGGGTTTCCGGTTATAACCCGATGCAGATGGTCGGGGCTGCGTTCACGCACAGCACGTCTGACTTCGGTAATATTCTCCTGGATGTCGCGAACAAAGCCATTCTGCAGGGATGGGAAGAAGCCCCTGAGACTTACGAACAGTGGACCCGGAAAGGTCAGCTGTCTGATTTTAAAATTGCCCATCGTGTGGGAATGGGGGGCTTCAGTTCTCTGCGTCAGGTGCGTGAAGGGGCTGAATATAAGTACGTCACCACCGGAGATAAACAGGCCACGATTGCACTGGCGACTTATGGTGAACTGTTCAGCATCACCCGTCAGGCCATTATCAACGATGATCTGAATATGCTGACCGATGTTCCGATGAAACTGGGGCGTGCGGCGAAATCCACGATTGCCGATCTGGTTTATGCCATTCTGACATCTAACCCGAAAATCTCCACGGATAATGTGAGCCTGTTCGATAAAGCGAAACATGCAAACGTGCTGGAGAATGCAGTAATGGACGTGGCGTCACTGGATAAAGCCCGCCAGTTGATGCGCGTTCAGAAAGAGGGCGAGCGTCATCTGAATATTCGTCCTGCGTTCGTACTTGTCCCGACGGCGATGGAATCCGTGGCTAACCAGGTGATCCGTTCTGCCAGTGTGAAAGGCGCAGATATTAATGCCGGTATTATTAACCCGGTGAAAGATTTTGCGACCGTTATTGCAGAGCCGCGCCTTGATGATAACAGCCAGACCACCTTTTATCTGGCTGCGGCGAAAGGTACGGATACCATCGAAGTGGCTTATCTCAATGGGGTGGATACGCCATATATTGATCAGATGGAGGGCTTCAGCGTGGACGGCGTGACAACGAAAGTGCGTATTGACGCCGGTGTTGCACCAGTTGATCACCGCGGTCTGGTGAAATGTACGGCGTAAACGTCGCAGACAACAACTCTGATGGCCCGTAAGGGCTTTTTTTGTACCTGAAATCAGCCCCGTTCAGGGGGCTTTGCGGAGGCTGTTATGGCAAAGAATTTTGTGGAAGACGGGAAAACGGTGGAGATTGTCGCTGGCGCAAATATCAGTAGCGGAGAGCTGGTACAGGTGGGCGATATTTTTGCTGTGGCACTGACCGATATTGCAAAAGGCGAAATTGGGGACGGCATGACTGAAGGTGTATTTATGCTGCCGAAACTGAAAACGGATGATATGAAAACCGGTAAGAAGGTTTATCTGAAATCCGGAAAAGTTCAGCTGACGAACAGCGGCTCTGATCCGTTGGTCGGGGTTGTCTGGGCAGATGCCGGAACCAGTGCAGAAGACGTGCCGGTAAAACTCAATGTCTGATCCCTTTTCCCGGTTGGCAGCCCGTATGGATGCTGTCACGATCAGAAAAATGGGGAAAACGGCCTCGATTAATGATGCGGATATGATTGTGATCCCGGGAGAAACACTGGCAGAGCTGAATGCGCTGTCCGGATCGGCGGTTTCTCTGGTGGTGTTTTCTTCGGGGTATCGTCCGCGGCGCGGGGACCGCGTTGTTTATGACGGACAACAATGGACGGTCACACGGCATGAACGCTTTAACTGTAAACCCGTGATCTTTATTGAGTAAAGGGGGATGGATGAAGGGGCTTGAGAATGCTATTCGCAATCTGAACAGCCTTGATACCCGTATGGTGCCACAGGCCAGCGCATGGGCGATAAACCGTGTAGCGCAGAAAGCGGTCTCGGTAGCTACCCGGCAGGTTGCGCAGAATACCGTTGCGGGTGACAACCACGTCAAAGGGATCCCCCTGAAAACGGTGCGTCAGCGCGTCCGGGTATTGAAG